GGAACATGAGGGGTTTGTGGTGTTCCCTCGTGTTCCCTCGCCCAGAGGTCAAGTGTTTGAGAAGAAATGAGATATGGCGGAAGCGTGTGGGAGTCGAATTTGCGACGATACTTCACAGTCGCCAGTGTTTATGCGGCGTTGCACACCACGCGCTTCCGCTAACCAGTAGGTTTCAGTAGGTTCGCCTCGCCCTATTTGCTGCCGATGGCTATATGAAGCGTATCGGGACTCGGATCGTCATCTTTCAAGTATTCAGCTCTGACCTCTAGACCTTCACTTTTCAATGCGAAGGCGAGCGTGTCTAGAGCAGGCCGATGGGCATCGATAAACGCTTTTGTCCCCAGCAACACAATTCCCGACACGTATGCCTGCTCGACCTTGGTGCCATCATTCAGCGTAAAGTTGAATCGAAAATCCTTCTTCGCAGACTCTTTGTAAACCCAGCCGGCAGATCGCAGAATTGGTGCGATCACAGCTAAAAGGTCGGTTGCTTCTGGAACCGGATTTAGGGCTAGCTCATAGGGTGTGCCCGCGAACGGCTTCAGTTTGGATTCAATGCGTTTCTGCTGTTCGACACTCAGCGTCCTAGGTGCCAACCGCTCTTCGATCTTGAGTCGAGCTAGCCGCTCCCCTTCTGCAATCTTGTTGGCTTCTGCGGCTCGTTCGTTCGCAAGAGCTGCTTCCTTTCTCGCGGTCCCCAGGTTCTCTTCTGCCTGCGCAGCTTTTGTTAGCGCCGTAGCTGCGCCCTCATTTGCTTTTGCGATTTCCAACCCGACGGAAGCAGATGCATTTTGCAACCGTGCTATTTCTGTCTCTTGGGCGAGGGATTCTTGGTGTTGTATCGTGATTAACTTCTTGTTTGCGCGCGACTGCATGACGTGGACAACGAGTTCACCGCCAACACCGAGCACCACGAGAAGGGTGAAAACTGCTGACCAGTTCTCTAATGCGGCGATTAACGCTTCTAGTGCTTCCTTGGACATATCTTTAAGCTATATAACACCTTTCAATTGAACGACCAAGTGCAGCCGGGCCGTCCCGGTACGTCACGCCCACATTCGTCAGTACGAAAAGCCCTCTTGTCCTGCCGTCGGGAAGTTGGTGAAGGTAGCCCGCAGGAGGCAACATGGCACACAAACACACTCAAGCGCAGATCGATGAAGTGATCAACAAATGGCGCGGCAAGCACGCGGTCGAAAAGATGATCGCGGAGTACGACGGCCCGAAGTGGAGCAAGTACCAGCGTTATCGCTTGGCAGGCGGCATCGTGTTCCACATTTCGACAGACACGTTGAAGCTGACGATCAGTCCTGCCGACGCGAAGGTCGAAGCGAAACGGGCCAAGAAATCCGAAGTAAAGAAGTAACCGCAGAACACGGCCGCCTGGACGTTCAGGCGGTCGTTCTGTTTCTGCATGAATCAAAACTTTGACTGTGGAAAAGCGAATAAATGGCGAACTGTGTTCGCTTGACAGGAACGAAACTTTCTGACCAAATGGGCCGCGTAAGGCCTACGTCGGGCTTAGGATGTCTGGTCGACTAGCTCCGCTTCATACATGGAGCCCTTCAAAAAGGCTCTCGTGCGGACTAAGCAGGTTCGATTCCTGCTATTCGGCCCTGCATTCCTCTAGTTCATTCCACTACGCCCTCCAGATTCATGGCCGATCCTCACAGTGAAAATGACGCTTGCAATTGTATCCCAACTAAGATATATCTACGTGTGGTTACTTATCCCCGGGAGAAAACCATGAGTCTGAAGAGTGAATACATCACGGTACGTATCGACGCCGAGTTGAAAGATGAGATTTTGAAGGCGGCTCAACTTGAGCATCGGACTCTTTCGAACATGGGCAAACTTCTGCTTGAGTACGGCTGGGGCAGATACTTAGCGGCTGGTTCAATGCGGGAGCTCCTGGATTCAATGGAAGAAAGGGCAAATAGGAAAGTTCGATGACACAACTTCTAATCAGGCAGTCGGAGTTGAGCGAAATCAATGAGTTGCAGCGTGAGCTTGCTCACAAGAAACGGCATCTCGAGGAGCTAAGGGGTTCGGTCGAAGTAATGCTCCGAGAGGGCATTCAGGTTGAGGAAGGGCGGTTTGAAGCACGCATGGCAACACGCATTGGCCGGGCCGTGCCTTGGAAGTTGGTCTGTCTGGAAAAATTAGGCCAAGCCGCTTTTGATGCCATCAAGCGAACGTTCAAAACGCACGTTTATCTCGAACTCGAAGTCTTGGAGCATGCGGTGCCGCCGCTGTGGCTTAGCCGCGAGGGTTCTAGCGAAGCGCATAATTAGTTGGTTGAAGGTATCACGACAACTTCAACTGTTCTCTTAGCTTGGCGATGATGTGTGCGAGCGCTGCTTCCTTTGACTTGTTCCACGCACGCGTCAGCCACGGATGCGCTGCCATTTTCGACGTGCCATACTCCAAGAACCGGCCAACCGTTGCGGCAGTGATCTTTGTGGCCGTAAAGCTGATCCGCTTCCCTGCCCGATTAATGAACGAAACTTGATGCGGCTTCTGGCTGCGGTTCGGATATGCCGCTGTGCTCGGCCCAATGAACGCGGTTCCCACAATAGGCCCTTGCATCCTCACCTTGATGTTGATGTGATCTTTCAGGAAGCCGCTGTTCTCGCCTTCGGCTTCGACTGGCGCTTCTTCCTGCGCTGCTTTCTTTACTTCGCTGGCTCCCGCGTTCAGCGCAATACGAACGGCCAATCGCGTGTCTTTGGTGGCCATCTCCTCGAGCTTCTTTTGAAGCTCGGACAGTCCCTTTATTTCAAAACTAACGAGGTCGGGCATCGAAGTCGGTTCCTTTTGTTCTGTAATAATCCTTCACGAAGCATCCGCGATTGGCTGGCCGACCTCGCTTGAGTAGCTTGTATCTCTTCAACGCCGCATGAATTGTCCCCGCCTTGATGCCATACGCTCTGGAAAGTTCAGCCAACGTGACTCCGCTAAAGTAGAAAAGTGCTATCTCCTTATAGATACTCCTTGCTTCTACGGTTGCGCCATTCTGAATCAACCGTTTTTCACTCTCGTATCGCTTCGATTTGCTGACTCCTCCTCGTTCCGACCAGTGCCTTTTGAATTGGGCTTCCTTTTCAAACAGCTTCCGGGCGATGTTATTCATGCGATACAAAACCATCCGCACGGCTCTTGCATCCATTTCTAGCTCTTCAGCAATGTCCGGACCTTTCAGTCTCAAGCGGTAAGCCATATACAGAATCGTGGTCAGACGAGCGGCGTAGCCACGTTCTGTAGTGCGAAGGTGTTCTTTGATGTTGCTCTGATATTTTGTACTCCCTGATCTTTCGATTATGTCCTGCCAGCACTTACGATTGTTCTTTGCCAAATTCTCCAAAGTGCGAAGTGACATTCCGGGCTTAACGCTGGTCGCATCGGCTGCTCTTTGTTTCGCATAGTTCCATGTCGCGTCATAAACGACTCTGCGAACTTTGCGATCATCTAATGCCCACGAGGGAATCCACTTCTTGTCACGCCCCTTAAATTGTTTGCGATGCGTCCTCGCAAGTTCCGCGTTGTCGATCTGCTTTCTTCCCTCTCGGTAGCCACTGTGTTCACCTAGCATTCCACCCTCCGTATGCAGGCGAGTGCTTTGCTATTCTTCAAGGACCGTGGTGCCTTCCACTGAGTTCCACACTCACTGCAAACCCATTGTCGCCCTTCAACGAAGTGTGTTTCATTCCCACACTTTGGGCAGGCCGTTGCACTGTAAAACTTCTTCAACACTGGATTGGCCTGCACGGTCGGGTCCCATGTGCGTGCCGTTTCGCGTTCGTCCATGTCAGGCGTGCATAGCCCGCAGTAGCGTGCGCGATCTGCCTTCACTTCTTCCAGCGACGCCAAGTAGATTCCGTGCTGGCACTTCTCAATCACGCTGCCGTGAATGTGCATTTGTCTCCCTTAGCTCACTTTGTAAACAGCACTCAGGCCGTCGCTCATCACGAGATGACCGTTACCGTCATTTGGAATAGTTGCGACCACTGCGCCCGAACCGACTTTGATCAGCAGCGAATACGCAGACGGGGAACCAACTGTGTTATTGACGATGATGTACGGCTTGGAATTCTCAGGAAGGATGACGTGGCGATTCGCGGAAAGCGTTCCTTCAAACACGAACATCATGGTGGTCAGCGCTAGTGCTTGCGTTGGCGTGTAATCAGAGTCCGCCAGTACAACGTAATCGACTCCGCACAGAGCTTCGTCGAGGTCGACTAGTGCCGTGTTCAGCGTGACTTCTTTGTTGTTCTGGCTGGCCGCGACTAGCGAGATCAGCAGATTAGGCGTTGTGCTCATTTCAACCTTTCAAAAGGTGCCCCTACGGTGCTCTCGGAGATTGGAGAGCTGTGGCGGGGACTGAGGCGGCCACTATCAATTCCGTCGAACGGCCTGACAGAAATCGGACCAGCGTAGGAGTTGGTCCAACGGGCGGGCTGCCCAGAAAATCATCCGTTCATGCCCTCTTTGCTGCCCTGCGGATGCTTCATTGCAGGGTCACCAAACTTGGTCGACGCAGTAGTGAGGAGGCCGTCTATGTTCGGCTGGCGTTCTACTGCGTCAATGACAACGCCTGTCAAAACTTTTGACCGTGTTACGCGCAAAAGAAAACGGGCTGCCTGTTGCCAAGCAGCCCGTTGAAGGTTGTTAGTTGGATTAGCTGTGCTGCATCAGCACGTTCACGGGTCCAGTGCCTGCGTCCAGCAAATTACTGTCTACGCGCATGAATCCGAGGAAGCCGACCTGTCCAAATTCCGCGTATCGTTCACGCAGAACAAGGACGCTGAAGTCACGAACGCGCCGGACCAACATCTTGCTTAGATCGCCGAACGCAACGGTGACGTTGCTGGCAGCAATTTGAGGCATGGATTGGTTAACGACGAATTCGTAGCCGTTGATACGGTCAGGAGCATGTTCGGCAATGCCAGGCGTCCAAAGCGGGCGACCAAACTTGTCGATGATCTTCTGGATCGAAGCTACGGTGTTGTCGTGAAGCATGTACTTCGCTCCGCGCCTGTAGCTGGGGTCAACGCTGTGCTCGAGGTTCACGAGGTCGGACCAGCCGATGCTGTTTGCGCCAGTCTGTGCACCGTTACCACTGGACTCCGAGGAGCCATTAGCGATAATCGGTGCCAGCGTTGCGTTCTTGGCAATCGCCGTCAGCAAGCCGGTCGGCTCGCCGCTGGTAACGCCTTCGCCCTGCGTGAACATGTACTCAAACGCTCGGCCGAAACGCCGACCGAAGTTCGAAGCCAACCACGATTCGAGCGGGAACGCACTGTCCTGAATCAGTTCGATCGAAGCCTTCACAAGCCCGGAAGTGAACTTGTAAGCGCCGAAGTTGATGTGGCTGGCAGAAACGTCCTGTTCGTTTGTGATCCCAGCTTCTGTAACGATAGAAGCGGTTTGGGTCGTGTCGTTGCTGGTCGGGTAGGGCAACACTTGACCAGTCGCCGTGTCCATAACGGTGAAGTTTCCGCCGTCGAGCAAGGGCGCGTAATACTTCGTGGCAGTTTCCACGTCGTACACGAAACCCGCCGGCACGAAATACCCCAAGCTCGAAAATGAGCCTAGTTGGTTCAGTACTGAACCTTCGCTGACATCTCTCTGCTCTCGCCGTGTTCGCGAAGAAAGAATGTCGCGGTCTTCCGGCTTCATTCGGTTTTCGCCGTTGCGAAGATACGACATGAACGCGCGCCGAAACTCGATGTCCTTGTCGAGTGGCGTGTTCTGTCCAACTGCGGACAGCCCGCGCGACTCAATGGCATCGATCTGCGTTTTGGCTTCGTTCATGGCCGTGATGATCTTCTTGGCCGTTTCCCTGCTTTCCGGACTATCTGCCCCAAGTAAAATCTGGGTCAGTTCTGCGTGATCGCGAGCGCGTTGCTCGCGCAGTTCTTTGAGCTTCGACATCTGATGCACCACCCTTTTGTGAAGTTCAGGTGTTTGCACCAGAGAAGGCTGCCGTGAGGCAGACTGCGGTCGAGGAACCTGATTTTTACGCTGTGCGCGAGCACAAACGTTTTTACGGCTTTATGGCCGCAAATTCTTTTAACAACTCCCAACCTTCGGGATCTTGCTTCGGCGCGGCAATAGTGCGCCCTTCACGCGCTGCTTCGATCTTGGCGCGCATCTCTGCCGGACAAGACTTCGGGATCGCGCGTTGCTCGAAATTGCTGAATTCGACTTCCATTTAAGTCACCTCGCTTTAACCCAATGCAATTGAGATTGCTATGGCCTCTGCTCGAGAAATTCCTGTGTTGGAGCCAGATGAAACAGGCGACATGCCTGTTCCGGTGCCAACAAACATTTCGTTAGTATCGGTGCAGAAATACATCTCGCCATCCGCGCCGACCGCAGGCAGATTCGCTTTCAATCCGCGTGCTACTTGAACAACACCTTGAATCGTTAGCGGCATTAGAATCCGCCTCCGTCAATCACAATCGGCTGTCCGTCTTCCATCGCAACGACAACAATGTCTGCTGGGGTTGTGGTGTCGACGAACATCATGCGGAAATCAACATGCGACGCAAAAACTGTTCCTTGCAAATCGCTTTCAACGCTGTCGTCTTCCATCTCAAGCCAAGAACCTTCGACCTGTGTACCCTCTGACAGTGTTACGAATAATCCGTTCAAGCTGTTCTTCACTGCCGCCGCAACCTGTTTGGCAACGCTGTACGAACTTCCGTAGCAAGAAAACCGCAACCTCGCACTCTGCAATCGGTTTGTCCCGTCGAACGAGCTAACGATGTCGGCTCCAACTTGCGAATAAACGATGTACGGAAGAGCAGATTCCTTTGGCGCAAGCAGTGGATAAACGCCAGCACCAAGCGCAACGATCACGCTATCCGCTGCCAACTGCGCGTAAATGCCTTGCAAAAGCAATTAGTTCACCTTCACGCGTGTCGCGCGGTACGCGCCTTCGCGGCATACCGACACGTCAAAGAGCCTCGCGACCGACCGAATTGTTCTGCGAACGAAACCTTCTTGGTCATCCCACTCTTCGCAATCCTCGTCGTCGCAATCCATTCCGAATTTGAAGCTGCATTCCTGCA